TGGAATCCAACCATTATCAATATGAGTCTGAATATCAACAGGTGAATATGCGTGAGTAAATCCGTGCTTTGGGTGTGTCATAAATATCATTGCTATAGACCTCCAAAAAAGACCCGCCCCGAAGGGCAGGACTCATTCTTACTTACGACGCTACTAGACCTAAGTTTTGTAGCACGACTACGATTGCAGCCGCGTCAGCAGGTGCTGCTTGCTGAACGATAGGTGTTGCTCCATAAAACCCTATCTTTTCAGTGGCAGATTTGCCCATCTGTGCGCCTTCGCTATCGTTATATGTGGTTTGTTCATACTCTACTGGTTGAGTCATAATATCTCCAATTCATGTGAAAGAACCACCCCGAAGGGTGGCTAATAATTAAGCAGATGCAGAACCGATTAAACGACAAGCCCATGCTGGTCTAATTGCTTTGAATCCGTATAGCATATCAATACGAGTTAGCAATTCATCATTTCTGATGTCACCGTCTTGCCATACACGAACACTTAATCCATCAAATGTCTTTGTAACACAAGAATGTGCGCCGCCGATCTTAGGTAGTTCAGCAGTAGCAAAGGTGAACGCATCTTTGTGATACATTAAGCCTTGTGCATACGTGGTTGAAGCTGCACCAACAAAAACAGGAACTAAACCAGTGTCATTAAAGTATGTAATAGCTAATTGCGCTCCTGCTGCATTAACTACATTTTGACGACCACCTGTTAAAAAGAATGGTGGAGACACCTCCTGAGTAGTTGTAGAACCAGTTACAATGGTGAACTGTTGCAAGTTAGCCATAGCTGCCTTGGTTTCAGGATGACATTGATAAACTCCTGGTATAGAAAATACCGTACCTGCGGTAGTAGTAGAAGCTAATGAAGCGAAAGTAATGTTAGTTCCGCCGTCAGTAACTGCTGCTGCCCCTGCAACTGTACAAGTAACATCTGATCCATTGGTATGAACATAGTTGCGTTCATTTTCATAGAAGTCAGCCATGCCAGTACGACCAATCATGCCTTCACGATACTGTTCTTTGATTTGAGTAGCATCTTGGAAAAGACCTTTAAGACCATTAACCATGCCGCCCATTGCAACAGAATCAAGCTGAACACAACGGTTGCCATCTTTAGGTGCAAGCCCTTGATTCAATCTTGCTCTAGCAGTTCCTACAGCAGCTAGATCAGCTAAAGCTGTTCCGGCTGTACCTGCAACGTTGTAAACTGCTTTAGAACAACCCTGAAGTACGTCTGCTTCAATACCTGAAATCATAGAAGCTACAGCACTGTCTAGATGTTGCTTAGAGAAGTCTTGTAGATCTAATTTCATTTCACGACTGTTGAAGGACATATCAACACCGTCTTGGGTTGCTACTACTAGGGATGTGTTTGTTTCAACGCTATCCTGCACATTCATTACGCGACTATTTTGTCTACGTGTGTAACGGGCTGGTTCACGAATTCGGAGAGTATCTCCAATTTTACCACTTGCGTTTCCAAAACTTGAATCGAATTGGCGATTAATTGTACCAATAAATGCGGCCTTTTCATGCGCTAGACGCAAGACCTCATTAGTAATACTATCAATCGTAGTTGCTGTATAAGCCATTTGTAAATCTCCTTATATATTTTAATTCCTACCTAGTTGCCTGTTTCTGAGTCTTTGAAAGTCTTTAAATTCCATATCTTTCTTGTACTCAAGAGACTCAACTCGCCCACTCGTGTTAACCTTTGGAGTAGGGGCAGGTGCTTTTGATGTTTGTTTCACTGGATTAGTAGATATTTTATCTTCTAACCTAGCAATTGCTTTGATTGCAGCGGTTGGTGAAAGACCCATGATTCTGTCCATTTCGTCAGGATTCTTACCCAAGAAGTATGAAAGTTCACCCCCTACGTCAGATGTAACAACAGCTTCCTGTAAATATGCAGGAATGTCCTCAATCTCACCTAGAGACTTATCCATTACATCCCAGTAATCGGCATGAACTAAAGCAGCATCATTCTGTTGCTTTTCGTAAACGGCTAATACTTTCTCCGTTTCTGCCTTTTGCTTTGACTGTATTTGGCTCTCTCTATCTTGTCTTACAGCCCAATCTGTCCGATCCTTTATCCACTGTGTCGTGTCTTCGTAATCATCTAAATCAGGTTCATCCGTCTTATGTGCGACAGTTTCTTTCGGTTTCTTAGTTTCATATTCGCGCTGCAACTTCCTTTTTTCTCTGGCAACACGCCGAGTCATGATTTCATCTAACTCAGACTTTGTGTAAACCTTTTCCGGTATTTCTTCAGGTTCTTCCGTTTCCTGTTCAGTATTTTCTGGCTCTGCAACCGACTCGGATTCTACCTCTTCTGTATCCGCAACAGTTTCTTCTACTTCTTCTACTACTTCTACTTCTGCTTCTTCACTCATTTGGAATCTCCAATCTTGCCCGCATGAACCCACACGTAGGTACTAATGATTCTTTCTAGCTGTAATCTTAAATAAAATCAAGTGTTTTTGATAAGAAGTTAATCTAATTTATTAACACCAGCCTTTAAATTCTTTTTAATCTTCTTAGGTTTCTGCATTTGAGCCAGAATGTCTTTGATTCCACTCATTGTTTCCGCCATAGGATTCATGTCATTCTTGCTGTTATCTTGCATAGCAATCTTTTTTTCTAGTGCAGCTATTTGTGTTTCTAGCTTAGAAGTATCAATTTGTTTAGTTTCTTTCATGGAATCTTGTTGAATCTTGAGTAACTCACTCTTTTCTTTCAATTCGCCTTCCATAACACCTAAAACATACTGTGTTTCTTGCTGCATGGCTGCTATCTTGATCTTGGCATCGGCATCAGCATTAGGGTTTTGTAGTTTCATTTCTCGTTCCATTAAGCCTAATTCCTGCTTTAGAACCTCTACTCGACCCAATTCAACCTTAACTCGCTCTTCCTTGCCCATAGCTTCAACGGTAGCTTTGCCAACTTTGGTTCTAATTTCATTAATCTCATACTCAGCCTCATTTAAGGCTTGAGCCTTCTGCTCTAATTGTTCTTTCTGTTGCTCTATTTCAGCAAGCATCTGCTGTATTTCTGGTGGCAATTCACCTTCTTTTGCAGGTTTAATACCAGGCGGTAACATCTTCTCAAATCTTTCTGAAATCTCAGCGGCTAACGGATAATCTTGCATCTTGAACAACAAGTCACCGAACATAGAGAGCTGCTCTGGACTATTTTGAACAAATTGCATTAAAATCTCCGATTGCTCCATACGCTTAGTAGCATAGGAAGCTCCTGGAACTGCTGTAACGTCATATTTACCTACTCGTAAGTTGTAAATAGATTGAATACCGTCTACATCTTTTCTGGATTCTTCTTGATTTGGATCTACTTCTACATTCTCTATTCCGCCGTCTTCGCCCATAATCCGTACAATACGTCTAGTATCATATAGTTTTGGGATAACATCTATCAACTGAAGACCTGCACAGCGTATGGACATAGCCACATTATCAGGAAAATGAAATGAACCAGTTTCTCCCTGAGTCCGTAAGCTATTAATTGCCTTGCCTGACTGCTGCGCTGATTGTTCGCCAGTATTGGCTTTGAACATACCTAGTGAAGTCTTAATATCATGCTCAATTAGCTGCAAGTGAGCAATCATGCCTGACTCCATAGGAGCCGCTTGTTGTCGCTGCGGAGAGCCTAATGCCGCTCCATTTGCATCTATAACGTCATACTGTAAAAAAGCATAGTTTTCTGTATTGGCTTTCTGCCATTTATCTCTATCTGTATCAAATTGACCAACCGCGCCAATAAAAGGTGCTTTTGGTGCTAATGCCAGCTTTTCTGTTAGTGCTGAGAACCAATAGTTATAAGCCCTTAATGAGTCTTTTGCGAGCCTTACTAATCCTTTAAAATGTTTTCTTCCATTAACATTAGAAGCCTTGCCTACTACTTTGATTATAGGGATGTTTTTACCTAACCATTCCCCACGCTCAATTATCTCTGCGCCCGTCATTTTTACCCATTTGACAGACTCTGTTTGAGTTGGTCTGCGATCAATAACTCCAGGCACTATATGAGCATCACTTTCTGCTAGTTTGATATAATCATCTTTCAGCATAGTAGAGCCGTCTTCTAGCGCAAATAGCTCTGTATCTTTGTAATCTATGTAGTGATATAATGCAATTCTGGTGCTATCCTCATTTCGCCAAGCTAGTGCTTCATTAGAGCTAACTGCGTCACTGAACTCAGTAGAACTTCCTACTTTAGCGTTAGGGTATTCACGTTTGAACTGATCGTTAGGAACATCCTCAATTATGAAAGAATACTTAGCATCTGAACCATCAGGCATATCATGCGCCCCTAGATATACCTTAGAATAATCGTATATAGGAACGAATTGTACTTCTTGATCGAAACTCATTTCATCAACAAAGTCTGTGCGTAACATGAAGTAACCTTCACCTACCTTGACTGCCGATTCACCCGCTATTAGATAAGCAAGTCCTGCGTTAGAGCCTTCTTCTATATGTCTAATAATGGCCTGAAACACCTGCGCTGTCTTAACATCAGCGTCATTGTCTATTGGTTTTACTTTGATTGCTGGTTTGTTTTGACGTAAATCATTTACGATTTGGGATATATATTGATTGATTTTATCTATGGTAAGAACTGGTCTTGAACCATTTGGTGCATTTTCTCTTGCATTTCTTATTTCAGGCTCCCACTGATCTTCATCAGCAAATCTAGCATCAGCCCTTTGTAGCTCTCTTTCGCTCGAATTAGCATCCACTACTGTCTGAAAACGCTCTTTAGCCTGATTTAATATCTCTTTATCAGTTCTTTCTGAAGATTCTAGCTCATCTCCGGTTTTTTTAGTGATACCGTCCTCAGAAGTCTCGTTTTCGATCTCTTTTCTTTCGTGTTTTTGGTCTTTATCCATTGGTATAGTAACCTAATTTGAGTAATTCATTCATCCGCCCATCCATGCAGTTCCTCTGTTTAATGAAGGAGTTGGAGGCGGAACATAAAGTGATTCCTCTTTAGGAAACACTAATTCCATCGAAGGCTCGCACATTCTTGCTAAAGAGTCAAGCATATCGTCATGAGAACCTACAGGAAATGCTAAATACTCCGTTTCCACGAAGATGGATACCAAGTCCTCTGTCTTTTTATCCCAGTTCGTCTTGTGTAAGGTTCTTGGGAAATATACTCGTCCTGCCTCGAATATTGGGAGCAGTCTTTTGATTCTATCTGTCTTTGAAACCTGTCCTCCGACTTCCTTAATTGAGAAGCGGTACGTCTCTTGCTCCATGCGGTCTTTGAAGTGTTCAATATCCGCCATGCAGCCGTATTTCTCATACCTAACTTCCTTTGGTTTCCACTTTCTATGAAGCGTAAATAGTGCGTCTCCACGCTCCCGGAGGTTCAATCTATCTCTAACCATATCTAGGACGTAATAATTGTTATCACCGCCCACTCCAATCACCCACATGGCTGTGTAATCAGAGCCTTTCTTTTTACTACTAGCTGCATCTACTACTATGTATTTATTGAGCTTTTTCTCGTTAACATTGTTATAGTGTTGTATCCATTCTCGATTAAATCCTTGTAATGAGTCCTCTTTGGGATTGAGCAATATTTGGCTGGCATAGTTGTATATGCCCATGCTTCGTCTCTTTTCTTCATGGATTTCTTCAGACCAGAGTACGGATTTACCCTCATTAGTACCACCTTCCTTGCCGGGATGTTCTCTAGGTATTGCTGTGCGTCTTTCTTTGACTGTTGCGTAAGCATCTGAGAAATGCCAACGAGTACCAATAAATCTCCTAACACCACCTGGCGTAACACCAAGGTTATAGGACTGTTCTAGTCCACTCATGGTTTTAGCAATCATTTCAGGTGTCGTTACAGATTCTCGAACAACAATATCGTCATAAATAAGTATCTGGTAATGCTTTGATGTAGGCTGACCGTCTACA